CCTATTCTTTTTGCGTGTTAAAAACGCCGGTCTACGGGTCTTGTTGTTATCTGTATGGTGAAAATGCAAGGCGGCTAAACATTTATCGTATCCACAAATTTCACACTTACCACCACGGCTTAAAATATAATCTGTTTGTCTTTTTTTTACGCCCGGATATACTCTTAAATGCCAATCTCTATGATAACCGGGGTTGTTTGCGTTCCATCGTTTCTTTGTTTCTGCGTATTTATTCTTCGTCAGCGGGTATATCCGCATCTTTGACAACCTTTCTCTTGAGGGCTATCTTCATGCTGGCGTTCATGGTCTTGAGCCGTGCAATGTAGGTGTTAAGGTTCGCTATCGCCGCCCCCTGGGCCTCGATTTGCCTGTTCTGTCCCTCGATAATGGCGTTCTGCTCCTTGATTTTCTGCTCAAACTTCTTCATCTTGTTAATCATGTCGACGACGTTGCCCGAATGAATCATAAAATGCCCCCTTCCGCCGGCGGTTTACCGGTTTCCAGTTCCTCGAGGGCCCGCTGGCCGGCTAAAATGTCGTGCGCTATGACGTTTAGGGGTTCAAAAACGGTGTCAAGCCGTCCTTTCAGAATCATAAACTCATCCCTCTGCGCCGGTCGAAGGCTGAGGATGGTCTGAAAGAGCCCCATTTTCACCCTTTCAAGGACCTGGGGGAAATACGGGTTAGCCTCGAAGTAGCGTTGCGTTTCTTCGGCCTGCCGGCCCAGGTCTATCAGGGCCTTAAGGTTCTTGTCGTCCACTTTGTTTCCTTTCCTGGGCCGCCTGTTTGCGGTCCATTGATTTATGTTTGCTTTCCAGCATCATCTCTCGGGCACTCATACGCTGGTCGATTGCCTTTTCCCTAGCTGCCTGCATCCCCTTCATGGATTCAAGCTGTAACCATTGCTGGTCATTCTGCGCCTTCATAACATCCTCGGCCGACGGGAGCCCGCGGACGGTCCCGTTGGGGTCGGGCTGGATGCCGATAAGCTGAAGGACTTGCATCTGCTCCATCCTGGTCAGCATCGGGTAGATACGGTCGACGTCCAGGATTTCCTTTACCTTGGGCTTCTGCGGCTCCTGGGCCTTTCTCTGCTGTTCCGTCATAAATTCTTCTTCTGTCATAAGAAGGTCGTCGACGTTCACGTTAAGCAGTTTGTATTTTCTCCGCACGGTTCGAAGGACATGAACGGGCGTGCATACGCCGATATTAAGGCCGGCCTGCATCTGCCATTGGATAAGAAGGTCAAGCTGGTTAGCCGCCGCCTGCTTCTCGGCCGGGCCGACGCCTATGTCAATTTCAACGTCATAGTCGCCGTAAAGGTCGTCCCGGTTTACCTGAAGCTGGCTCCCCAAAATCCTCATCTGTTCCTGGGGCGCCGGCCATTTCTGATTTATAAAAATGAAATCTTTAATAAGCCCCTTGATAGGTCCCTTGCCCAGGAGCTTCGCTGTCATTCTCATACGCTTGGCCGAAGCGTTGGAAATCATCGAAATCCCGGTCGCGGTCTTGTTGAGGCTGTCGGCGTCGAGGCCCTGGTTGTAACGTGTCTGCCCGGTCTTTTCCTCGTTCTCTCCCTTCAGCATCTCGTAGGCCTTCAAGATGAAATCAGTGGGGGGCGTCGACTTTACTTCGCCCAGCTTTTCGGGGTCGCCCATGATAACAGAGAAGGGTTTGCGGACCTGAAGGTTCGTAAACATCCTGGGGTCGTTTGTAACGGGGTTGCGGTAGGTGCAAACGGCCGCGGCGTCCTGGATGAGCCGAAGAAGGTTGGTCATAACCTTTTGGTCATTCTCGAGGATTTTCGCCGGGGCAATACCGATAACCTTGTGGGGTTCCGGGTGGACGGCCCCAACCCGGAAAGGCGGGCGGCCGTAGGGGTTTTCGGTTATCGCAAGTATAACATCATCGCAAAGATGAATAATGCAAGGCTCAAGAAGCCCATCTCCGTCAATGTCATAGCGATAGTAGCACTCCTTTATTTTGATTTTACGGGCGGCCTTATTTTCCTCGGGGGCGGCGTCAACGTCCGTCGATAAATTGTCTGTAATTGTTACGATGGTATCTTTATCTGTAAGCCCCTGGGCCCCCTCGGACGCGGCATACTTGTCTTTTACTGCCTGATATGAGCCGGGCCGATAGATTTTCGCCTGCTCCTTCTTGCGAATATAATCCATCTCCCTTTCGACTTCGTGGTAAACCAGGCGGGCCTCGATGGTCCCGAAGGCGCCGACCTTCGCGTCGCGGGTGAAGTAAAACTCCCAGGGTGGGACGCACTCGAAGAAGGGCCCCGAAAAAATGACCTTCTTCCGCACGGCCTTCACGTTCTCGTATGTCGTGTTCTCCTGGCCGGTGGCTGGGTCGATAGCCCCCACTTCGTCATACTTTGTAATCTGCACGTCCGGCTGTTGCGAAACGGCCTGAAACTGAGCCTGGTCCATCGACGGGACCGAAAGCTGTTCCAGGTCGTAATCCTCTTTCTTGTAAACCTTGATGATGCCGTAGTGATAAAGGTTGCAATCATACAAGAAGTCGTACATTGCTTTGAAACCGTCCTGTTTGTGAAACATTTGGACGTAAAGCAATTTCTGAAGTTTCTTAGCCCGGTCCTCGTTGTCGCCGCGAATAACAAAGAAGTCCTCATCGAAAATTTCCATGAGGCTCGGCATAGAGCCCTGAAGGTTATTAAAGATAACCGGGGCCACGCTGGACGACCAGCCTTCTTGCTCGTTGCCGTAGGGCTCCCCGCGGTAGTGCTTATAGAAAAGCTCGCGCTGGGTCCTCAGTTCACCTTGAAGTCCCTCGGCGTTAGCTATATCCTGGCCCAGCATCGACTTTATTTCTTCGTCGTCTGCCGCCGCCTGGGTGTTTTCTCTTTCTTCGTCCATCGCTCTCCCCTATAAAAGTCGTTTGCCTGCCTGCTCGGTCCCCAGGCTTATCGGATACCATTGGGTGTTAAGTAGCCCGTGCCGATATAAACACTCACACATATCATCATCTTCTTTTGAGGGCTTCAGCGTGTCGGGGTCATACATATAATCTTCGACTTGCTGAATTGTGTGACCGCACGACCGGAAGAAAAATAAGCACGGCATTTCATTCTCGGTCAGAAGCCAATCGTTTATTGCGGCAATCCCATTCTCTTTATCCTTCGAAGCAGTTTCCAAAACAAAACCGTGCGAAGCAAATTCCTGAAACATCTTTTGGTAAACGGTGTCGTCGTCTGCATTGGGGTCGCCCTTTGATAGCGGGTCAATCTGAATGACGCCGGGCCGAAGCATATTCTGTTTGAAGTAGCGAATGACCTTCTCGGCGATATACTTCGGGTTGCCCTTCTCGACTATTTCGTGACAAACGTATTTGAAGTTACGTTTATCGGTCGCCAAAAACTGCACGTACCAGGGCTTTGCCGGGTGAAAGTCAATCTGTGTGTCCACAATCCAATCAAGGGGAATTTTGAAATCCTCTTTGATATGAGTTTCGCGGTCAAACTTGCCCCATACCAGGGTCGACATATAAGACGGGATACCCTTAAGGCGGGCCTGCTTCTCATCGGCTCGAAGGGATTTCGCAAATTGGTCGACGCCTTCTTGGGTGAGCCCGTAGCCGACGTTATCGTCGATGATGCCGTGGACGTTAAACACGCTGGGGTCCGGCCGGCCGTCCTCGGTTTTCATCTTGATAATTTCTCGATGTATCCAGGCCTCTTTCAGAAGGGTAGCGACGAAAAGCTCTCGGCCTTTCCGGTCCACAAGACCGCGGGCGCACGCGATACGGTTTTCGCGGTTCGGCGGCTCATCGTAAATAACGACGTCGCCTTCCCAGCCCTCAAAGGTATCGCTTATCTGATTGTTTGACAGGACCTCGAGGGTCGACTTGGTTTGTTTATCAATCCAAACAGCATCGACGCCCTGGTTATTTTTCTTCGTTTCAACCGGGACCGCCTTCGGCCACCACTTTTTCAGGGCCGGCTCGACGACGGTTTTGATATGGCTTTCCCATGCCTGACCCACGTAACGAATCTTTCTCGGCTGATTGTGGGGGAAGGCTATCGGCCGCTTGTCCCAGGGCCAAAAGCCACGCATACATGAAATGCCGATGATGGTTGCGATAGTAGTCTTGCCCGTCCTGTTCGCCCCGGTGAATGTAAATACCTTGTATTGCTCTTTGTCCCAGGCCTCGAGAAGTTTTTGCTGGGGCGGGTTAGGGCGGACGAAATACTCTATCGCGTTGTCCTGTTGGTATTTAAGAAGGCGCTCCTTTAGCGCTACTTCTTTTGCGGCAATCTCTTTTAACTCTGCCTGGATTTTTTCTTGATTCGTCACTACTCGGCTTTCTTCTTTCCGCCCGAAAGCAAAAGTCCGATGAAGGCCGCGGCCAGGGCATACTTCGTTACCTTGTCCGAAGGGATTGTCAGCGTGTATCCCATCTCGTCGATAAGCAAAATGGCAGAGCCCACCAGTGCGGCAACGGTCGTTTTAAGGTCTTTCAATCTTTCAATCAGGTCGTCCATGTTCCTTTTACTCCTTTCCACGTCCCCTTATAGAGGACGTCGACGTACTTGCTTATGTCCCAAAGGTCGGCCAGGTTATCAGGGTTCCAGCCCCAGCCCCTCGCGTTGTGGACGCCGGCAAAGTAAGCGTGTTCTCCGACAAGTTCGGAGCAAACAGGGAAGGTTAGGCGAAAGAATTTCCCCAGGCCGATAAGGTGAAGCGGTAGTCGCCAAAACGGATAAATCTTACCGTCATACCGAAGGACCTCTTTCATCCCAGACTCGAAGCGCTCGGGGTCCATCTTGTGATAGCGGGCAATCATAATCGGCCGGCCGACATATTGGTCGATATGATAGTGGTCGATATGCCCCAGGCTTTCGAAGGTATTGCCGCAATCGTCAAGGATAATGCCCGCGTGGTTAAATTCCGCTTTGCTGTCCAGGGACGAAAGCCTTTGTTTAAGCCTTATCAGCTTTGCGATAAGGGACGTCCCGCTAACAGCGAAGTAGTCGCCGGCCCGAAGGTTCATTTGTAAGCCAGGACCCCAGCCTTGAAGTTGCTAACCAGGCCCTTGATTTCGCCGACCTCGAGGACCTTCATGTCCGGGGCCGTGATTTCGATGCCGACCATCTCAAGGACCGCAAGAAGGTTCATTTTCACAAGCGGGTCCTTGACGTGCTCGTTCACCAGGGCCTTCACGGCTTCCTGGAAAGCGGCATTGATACTGCCGGCGTCGGAGCCCTTGTCGATGAGGGCCAGGATACCATCGACAACCGAAATGGCGCTGACGGCCAGGTCCCGGTCGTTCTTAGCCAGCAAGTAGCCGGCGTCGAAGGCGGCTAAGGCAACCAACGGGGAAAGTGTTTCTGATTTGCAAAAGAATTTCATGTTATCCCTCCAACATATTTTTAGCGTTTTCGGTGGCGCGGCGTTTTACCTGGGTCGCATACTTACTAAGGAGAATCTGTTTCGCCGCCTGCTCGAAGTCCTCATGTAGAACGGCCAGCCGGAGCCTTTTAAATTTCGAAAGTCCTTTCCAGCCCAGGTTAAAGGCCATGTCGATTAAGACGCCTTTGCGGTTATCGGAAAGGTCCTCGAAGTTTTTAAAAAGGTTTCGGGCGTCCTGTTCTGCCGCGGCCATGTCCAGGTCCAGTAAGTTTTCCGCCCGGTCCGTGTCGATACCGTCCTTAAATTCGTCCAGTTCGTGTTTCAGTAGCTTATGGCCCCAGCCGATAGTCGGGTGGCCGGCGGGACAAAGGTAAACCTTAAAAGAAAAGCCTTCGTGGCTCTTAATGTAGTCCCGGACGTTCATATATGAAGCGTGACCTCTCTATCCTCGCCCTTCAAGCCCTTATGGCCGTGCGTTGACAGAGCCCTCCAAAGCTCGTCTGATTTCTTTTCTGATTCTATGCAATACCTGGTGAGCTTTGAATCTATTTTCACAAACTGCTCCGCGGCTTCTTTAAATTTCTCGTCTATCCGTTGGTTTCTAAGTTCGTGGGCCTTGTCGCCCCTGGCTAACAGCCTATTGATGTAAATTCCAAGTATCAAAATAAAAACCGGCGACACAAAAAGATTCCATGTAAAGTAAACACTTTCAGTCATTTCGGCCCGTCCCCCAGCGCTTTGCGAAAATCGCGTACTCTCTCGCGTCCTTCCTCGATATCGCGCTCGGTCAATTTGCCGGCCGATATAATGTCCTGGTAGTGGTGGACCATCTCGCGCACCAGGGGGGCTACCTTCAGCCAAAATACGCCCGTGGCTTCCATCGCCTTCGTAAGTTTCGCAAAGGTCATACATCGCCCCCATAAATGAATTAGCCAGCGCGACGCCGCGCTCCAATATATTCCTTCGTTGCTCACTTGGTTCGGTCCTGGTGAATCATCATCGCCGTGATAAGGACCCAGGCGCCCAAAAGCGCAATAAGCGTTTCCATGCTACACCCCATATATCGGAATAATTTTGTCGGTCGGCCGGAATCGAAAGGCAATAAAAACGCCGTTCACGTCGAGCTCTCCGGGTTCAAACACAAAGCTTCCCCGGTCTACCCGGAAGCCCAGGTCCTCGAAGCCGTTTATGGTTCGAAGGATGCAAGACATTTCGAAGCGCTCTCTCTCGGTTTCGTTTGCCGCCGGCCGGGGCGGGATATGGCAGAGCCCCGAAGGTAATGGTTGTATTCGTTCATTTGTCCAGCCAAAAAATCCGCATAGGGCCTTTTATCTCTCGAGCCTTACACCGGACGCCGCCCCAGGGGCCTGCGGTGCAAGATAAGTAAAATTTGTGGGGTCGCTACATACCTCCACGCCGATTTCGTTTGTCTTGCAGGCGACGACGCTGAAGTCGTGCCGGGCCAGGAAGTCCAGCCCAGCGACGTCATAGTGAAGCCGGACGCCCATAGCTACGGGCTCGACCGGCGACGTGACAGCCTGGCCGGCGTCGATAGATACCTTGTAATACGCCGGCTGATTGGCGGACGTGTCCGGGTCGCTGATAAGGAAGGGGGAGCCCCAGGCCGGGACGGCAATAAGCAAGATGAGCAATGCAAGGGAAAATCTTTTCATTTATCCAATCTCCTTTTTCTATCCTCAAGGTCTTTAAGGGCCAGGTCATACATATCGGGGAAGTTGAGCCGGTAGTAGGCCTCGACGTATTCCCAATAGTCGCGGGCCCAGGAGCCGCCGTAAATCCCGATGGTGCATACGGTAAGAAAGCCGTCGACTATCTCGACAAAGCCGCCGACAAACCGAAAGCGCCATACGATGAGAAACCGCCGGATTGTTTCGTACCAATCAATTTCGTTCATTACGTGCCTTCCTCGGCCGGCCGCGTTTCTTCGCGGGCTTTTTGTCCCGCCAATAAGCCCGTTCTGCCGCTGTAAAGTGGTCCGGCTCGGCCGCTTCATCTACCTGGACGTCGCCGGGTTCGGGCTGATACTCGGGCTCCGGCTCGGGCTTGGGGGCGTAGTGATAGGTATGAAGATGCCCGCAACGAAGGCAAACAACAACAACGGACCCGTATGAAGGGTCATCCACTTCGCACTCAAGCTGGGCCCCTACGGGGAAAAACTTGTGGCCGAAAAGCCGGCAAAGAAATCGCACCGCTGGGGCGGGAATGAACTTTATCGCAACGTGTGGCTCGGCCGCTAAATTTCATGTATCGCATTTGTTGTAGCCGCATATCTGACAGCCGCCAGCCTCGAGCTTCGCCTGAATCCTTATAGCCCGTGCCCTGGCTCGCCGCCTACGGGCCTGTTCGTTAATTTTTTCGCTGGTTTGCCGCTT